AGGGCAGAGAAGTGCATTTAACATCAATCTGCATTATACGAAATTAGTCGTTTTCTAGCCGGTGGCGGGTCGAGGGCTCGCAGAACGCACCGGCTAGAAATTAGACGTTTAAGAAAAGGCACACTACTGTCTAATAGTGTGCCTGACTGACAAAAGTTTTTCGCAATTCGCTCTATGAGCTATATATAACGGAGCTTTCAGAGTTATTAAGAACGTTTCGCATTTACTTATATTTTTGCTTATTATTTAATCATCTTTCCCTAGCACTTCTTGTCTATATCTTACTACTTCATCTGCTTTTAGATTTTTCAAATGATATTTAATCAGCGCATGTATCACATCCGTTTCTTTCATTAATGATTTTTTCTCAACTACAAATTTCATTAATGCCTCTTTTATGTCTTCAACTTCATCTGATCTTAATTTATATACTTTGCTCATAACTAAGTTACCAAGTTAATTTTTTATATTGTAACAATGTAAAAAGGTTGACAAGTTATGTTTAAATTATGTTTAATGTTTTAAACAAAGTTAAAAAGTAACTTTTATGCTCGATTTCCTCCGTTTAGCGATTCCAATCATTCCTACGCATGTGCGTAGCTTTGATAATCATCATCAATTTAATGGTGATATTCGCGACTATGGAATTCCAGCAGCGACGCGCCATGTAAGTAAGACAGATGATGGACAGACCATAACAGGGGACTTGTATCACCCTTATGAAGCGCTTGCTAGTGATTTCACTGACATGGCTGTTAAGTT